TTAAGGGTATTACATTCCCTTTAGATAAAGCAAATAGCACAGAGATAAAACGCTATATAGTAGCAGAGGCAAAGTTTGACGAGTTTAACAATATGGACGCTAAAGAGAAAGCTTTAACAGAGCCAGTATATAAGCCAAAGAAAACGCAATTTTTAGTTAACGACGTAACTCTGGAGGCGCTTGTAGAATTACACAACGAAAATACAAACGGGATAGGAGTACTAAAAGACGAGCTTGCAGGTTTCTTTAAAGATATGAATAAGTACCGCGAGGGAGGAGATATGGAGCATTGGCTTTCGTCTTGGAGTGGTGGCGAGATTAACCTAAACAGAAAGACAGCAAAGAGTAGTTTTGTAGAGCGTGCGTTTTTACCTATCATGGGCGGAATACAGCCGAGCATATTAGACGGATTCCAAACAGAGGAGAATAAGTCTAACGGATTTATTGACCGTATGCTATTTAGTTACCCAGAGTTAGAGGTAGAGGATTTCGTAGACGAGGAGATTACGCAGGATTTGCTAGAATGGTACGATACATTTATTATTAAATTTTACGAGTCTACTAAAAGAAATTTAAGACTAGGCGAGGGGAACGTAGTAGAGGCAGTAACCGCAGAGTTTACTCCAGAGGCTAAAATAGAATACAAGCGGATCCACAAAGAAATAACCAATATGCAAAAGTCGGAGGATATAGCAGAGGCAAACAAATCAATGTTACCAAAAATGAAAGCCTACGTTGCTAGATTTGCTTTACTTATTAATACCCTAGAGTCTCAAAAAAATACAGATATACATAAGGACGAGGTAGAGAAATCTAGCGTTTTAAAAGCTGAGAAGTTAGCGCATTACTTTATAGATATGGCTAACAAGATAAAAATAGAGAGCGCCGAACGAACTAAAATAAAATCTAGCTTTGATAATAAAAAAGATGCTTACACTAATTTCAAAAGTATCTATACAAAAAACCCCGACGTATCTCAAAAAGATATTGCGGATATGCTAGGCAAATCTATACGAACAACGCAGAGATATATAACAAAATTTAACAAGGAGAAAGTATGAGGATACTAGAGCTTTTTGCAGGTAGTCGGTCGTTTGGTAAAGTAGCCGAAAAAAGAGGTCATGATGTTTTTAGTGTAGACTGGAAACAATTTGACGGAATCGACCTTGTTATAGATATCGAGTATTTAACAGAGGATTTACTGCCTTGGATTCCCGAAGTTGTTATAGATGGCAGACCTTGCACAACTTACTCGATGGCTGCAATATCACATCATAGGTTTGCAGATGGTACACCAAAAACAGACTTTGCTGCAAAATGTGACCGAATGAATATAAAATTAAATAACTTTTATAAAAAATGGGGGTGTATTTATTACATAGAAAACCCCAGAGCAATGTTGAGAAAAATGCATTTTATGAAAGGTATGGATAGGACAACAGTAACCTATTGCAGTTATGGAGATACTAGAATGAAACCAACCGATATGTTTTCAAACAACATAAAAGATATATTTAATCCTAACGGTTGGCAACCTCGCCCGTTATGTTTTAATGGCAATACAAAATGCCAACACGAGGCAGCTCCACGAGGTAGTAAAACAGGAACGCAAGGACTTAAAGGAAACTACGAAAGGAGTAAAGTACCCCACGAGTTAGTCTTGGATATAATAAAACAAACAGAGAAAAAACTATGATAAAAAAAGAATGGCATTTTATGCAGACGCCAAAAGAGAAAGCATACAACATATATAAGAAATTTTACAATGTGGATGGTCAAGACTTTCACAATACAATGAGTAGTAAGATAGCAAAGCAATGTGCTAAACTACATATAAGCCTTATACTAGAAAACGAAATAATAAAACCATCTAACAACATAGAATACTATCAAGAAGTATTAAAAGAAATAGAAAAATTATGATAACAGACAAAGAATACAGAATAATAGGAGTAGGAGTGTTTAAAGTAGCTATTGTAGCATTTGCAATAGGAGTATTAATAGGGTATTTTATTTTTAACTAATAAATAAGCTATGAAAAACCAAACCAACCGCTACAGATTAACAGCAAAGGAAGAGGCTAGTCTTTTAGAGATGCGAGCTAAAGCCGAAAAAAGTAGAGTCCTAGTTATAGGAGATATACATTTGCCCTTTGAACGTAAAGACTACCTACAATTTTGCAAGGATACATACAAAGAGTATCAATGTAATAGAGTTGTTTTTATTGGCGATATAATAGACGCCCACTGGTCAAGTTTTCATACTACCGATCCAGACGGACTAGGAGGAGGCGCAGAGCTTGAGATGGTAATAGAGCAAGTAAAAGATTGGTACAAAGCCTTTCCAGAGGCTGAGGTTTGTATAGGTAACCACGACGCTATAATAATGCGAAAGGCTTTCGATAGTGGCGTTCCTAAAATATGGATAAAAGAGTTTAACGACGTTTTAAAAACGCCCAACTGGCAATGGGTAACGGATACATATATCGACGGCGTTAGGTATGTACATGGGCATAAAAGCTCTAAAGCTAGAACGGCAGCGCGTAGGGATATGGTCTCCACAGTTACAGGGCATTTTCACACAGATTTCTATATAGATTATATGTTTGGAAAGACTAGAGCTATATTTGCTATGGCTGTAGGGTGTGGAATAGACGACTCGCAGTATGCTTTTGCTTATGCCGCAGGAGGTAAAAAGAACGCTATCGGTTGCGCTGTAGTATTGAACGGCGGAGAGACTCCGATACTAGTTAAAATGAATCTGGAGAAATACAAGGATTAAAATTTGCAATACATAAAAATAAATATTAACTTTAAGCCAAATAAATGGATATAGAAATAACAGCAAGTAAAAAAGATCACTACTATTTAACAATTAATAAGATAAAACTAGGCGAGTTTGAACGTTCAAACCTGCGCCACTTAATAGAGAAAATCGATAACCAAATATAAATAACTATGAAAGTAACAGGAAAGATTACAAAGGTGTTAGATACACAAAAAGGAACGTCCGCATCGGGCAAAGATTGGCAAAAGCTATCTTTTATCCTAGAGACTACAGAGGACTATAACAACCTCTATTGTTTTGATGTATTCGGAGACGAGAAAGTAGAGCAGTTTTTGAAATACAATAAAGTCGGGCAAGAGGTAGACGTAAGTTTTAACGTACAAACAAACGAGTATAAAGGAAAGTATTATACTAGCTTGCAGTCTTGGAAGATATTTAAGGCAGAGGCAGGGGAGGCAACTCCAGAGGTAGCTCAAGAGGAGGCAGACGATTTGCCGTTTTAATAATTTGGGGAGTTAGCGCTCCCCTTTATTTTTTATATATATGAAAATATTAAACCTATATGCTTGTCTAGGTGGTAACCGATACAAGTGGAACGAAGTTAAAGAAGATATAGAAGTTACTGCGGTAGAATTAGACCCAGAAGCTGCAAGGTTGTACAAAGAACGTTTTCCAAATGACAAAGTAATAGTTGCAGATGCACACCAATATTTATTAGACCATTACAAAGAGTTTGATTTTATATGGAGTTCTCCTCCTTGTCCAACTCATAGCAGATTAGTTCAATCTAACAAAAACAAAATAAAAATGAAATATCCGGATATGAAATTGTACGAGGAGATACTTTTATTAAAACATTTATATAATGGCAAGTATGTTGTTGAAAATGTGATACCATATTATGAGCCCTTAATACCATCACAAAAAAGACATAGACATTTATACTGGACAAATTTTAACTTACCTAATAAATTAACTAATAGAGAAGCTAGAATAAGTACAGGAACAAATGAAGTTAAAAAGCTTTCCGTATTTCATGATTACGACTTTTATAAATACAAAGGAAGTCAGCGTATTAATAAAATGGCTCGCAACCTAGTAGACTACGAGGCAGGTAAAACAATATTTGAAACTGCTCTTGGAATAATAAGAAAATCAAATATAAAACAAACTGAATTATTTTAATATAAAAGCTATGAGTAAAATGACTTTAACCGAAAGATTCAGATACGAAAACGAACAGAAAATAAAAAAATTTACTAAACAGCCACAAATGAAAGACAAAATACTAGAAGATTTAAAAAGAGAGTTTGACGCACGCTCGGAGGCAGGGATAAAAAAATATAACACTACTCTGGAGGATAACAACAAAGACGATTTTTTACAGCATTTAAAAGAGGAGTTAATGGACGCCGCTTTGTATATCCAAAAGCTGCAATCTGTAGAGCCTAATTACTGCAAGTGTAATATAACCTATACACTCAATGAATGATAGCGGAGATATTACGGCAAAGTTTACAGCTACAGAAAGAGCTATCGACGAGCTACAACAGCCGACTATTGAAATCGAGAGAACTCGCAACGCAATACGAGAAACTCAAAAACGAAACGACGGAATTAGAGAAGAGCTTGAGGCTATCCAAAAAAGAATTGAGAAAGGTCATAAAGCAATACGAGAAAGCTCAAACGAGCAGCAGAGAATTGCAAGCGTTAAAAAAGAAATCTCAAGACTTGGAGGTCTTATTGCGTGGCAAGACAACCGCAGCAAACAATTTAAAACAATTATCGAAAGGGGTTATTAATAACAAACATATACTGGAATGAAAATAACAAAAAACAAAGTTAAAAAGCTATATAATGATTTTAAGGAGCTAGAAACTTATAGCTGTAATTTTAGATATCATAAAGACGATTACACAAATTACCTTGTTAGTCTTTCAGAAACCAGTAAACCAACATATCCACATCAAGGACTTTATTTTTTACTCATAGACGAATACGTTACTTATGTAGGTATGTCTATTGCAAGTATAGAAAATAGAATTTTTGGAGAAAATGGCAATACGTTTCATAAAAACCACTCTAACACAAAGCTATTTAATAATTTTAAGGTGCTTAATTTAGAAAATAAAAACAAAAAACAAATTAAAGAGTTAGAGAATATATATATAAATATGTTTGCTGCGCCTCAAAATGTAATGTCAAATAATAGTTGGTATGTACACCTTATGCCTATAGAGTATTTAAAAGAAAACAAAATAGGTAAAAAACAATACGACGACTATACAGATTTAATCTCTGAGCAACATATAGAGGGCTGGAATCAATATATAATAAACGAAAAACTTGATTAAACTCCGACCATACCAAAACGATATAATCGAATCCTTGCGAAACTCTTTTAAGAGAAACCGCAGGACTATACTCTGCGCTCCGACAGGCGCAGGTAAAACGATTATGTTTACCTACCTAATTAGTGAGCATTTAAAGCGTGGAGGTAACGTCCTAGTATTAACTCATAGGAGCGAGCTACTAAAACAAGCGGGTAGCTCATTCGAAAAATTCGGACTAACCCCCGAATATATTACGAGCGGATCAAAGCCAGACCTAGAGGCAAAGCTCCACGTTGGTATGGTCGAAACTATAGACAGACGCAAAGAAACTTATAGCAGTTTCCTAGCGTGCAAGAGCCTTGTAGTAATCGACGAGGCGCACTTAAATATATTTACTAAACTACTCCCTTTAATTAATCCTAAAGCCTACGTAATAGGAGCGACGGCTACACCAGAGCGAAAGGGAAAGGCTGCCGTATCTCTTGACGAGTTTTATACCGCTATAGTGCAACGAATAGATACACCCCAACTTATTAAAATGGGTTTCCTATCCTCTGCAAATAGCTACGGCGTGCCAATAGATACCAAAGGACTAAAGCGCACAGGAGCGGATTTTGATACCGCAAGCTATTACGAGGATAACAAAACATATATCGGTGTTGTAGATAATTGGATACGGTTAACAGAGAATACAAAGACCTTATTGTTTGCATCGAATGTAAACAGCTCTAAAGTCGTATGTGCTCAATTTAATGCAAGAGGTTATGAGGCAAAACATATCGACGGAAACACACCTAAAAATGAGCGAGAGGCGATACTAGAATGGTACGATAAAACCCCTAAAGCTATTATCTGTAACTGCGGTATTTTAAACGCAGGGTTTGACCAGTCAGACATCGAGACTATAATACTCTACAGAGCTACAACCTCGCTACCTTTATTCCTGCAAATGTGCGGACGAGGCTCAAGGACTACAGTAGAGCTAAACTCGTTTAATATCCTAGACTTTGGTAATAACATCAAACGGCTAGGACATTGGGAGAATCCTAGAGACTGGAGTCTAAAAAAGAAACTTACAAGAGAGCAGCCTGCGCCCGTAAAAGACTGCCCGAAATGTAAAGCTATACTATTAGCATCTACAAAGGTCTGCCCTTATTGCGAGCATAAATTCATAAATAAAAAAGAGGCAGAGATTGCTAGGCTTGAGCTAATCAAAAACGAGGTAATTAAAAACTACAGCGAGATGTCAAACGCAGAGCTTGCGCAGGCGGTACATGACAAATACATAACGGCGGCTTGGGTATTGCATCGTAAAACTTGCAGGCTAGACGCTAGAGATTTTCTTGAGGCGGTAGGATATAAAAAGTCTTTTGAGTATGTAAATAAAAAAAGATTTAAAGTTTTTAGTTAATTTGTTTGTTTATAAGTTATAAGTTTCTATATATTTACAAAAACAAAATTTTATATTATGAAAAACTTACTACAAACATTGAGACCAGATTTAAAGGATAAGCTATCTTTATTAAACGAGGAGTATCCGTTTACAGCGCATCGAATTATTAAAGACCTAGAGGCAACCGATAACGTTTACGACGTTACTTTTTTAACTATGGCAACTATGCAGAAATTTCTAGGGGTTAACCTAGACGATTTTTACTTTATATTTGAGCCAGATGTTAAGCGAGGTTAAAATACAAACGCAGATTTTCCAATGGCATTGGAATAGCTTTCCCGACGAGCGAGGTTTGCTATGCTATAACCTAAACAACTCTGCTAATAAAATAGACGGCAATAGAAACAAAGCGCTCGGATTAATCAAAGGGCGCTCGGATATGGTTTACTATTACCAAAGCTCTGCCTATATGATCGAGCTAAAAAACGCTAAAGGAAAGCAAAGCAAAGAGCAAATACTATGGCAGGAACTACTAGAGTCTCAAGGATTCACATACGTAGTTATCCGCAGCCTAGAAGAGTTTAAACAATTTAAGGACAAACTATGTTAAAAACAATTAGAGACGCAGTACAAAAAGTAACAAGGCTAAATATAAACAAGGATACACGAGCTAGGGAGTATGTTATGGCTAGATGCCTATATTATCACTTTGCTAAAGAGTTAACCAAAAAGTCGCTTACTGAGATAGGAGCGTCAACGAAACACAATCACGCTACAGTAATACACAACCTTAAAAAATTTGATGTTCATTACAAATTTGACGAGGATTTTAAAAAGCACTATAATATTTTAGTTAGTATATTACAGCCTACCGCCTCCGCCGAAGATATTATCGCAGAGGTCGGCTCTATTGACGAGGTAATAAAACAGAGGCAGGAATTAATAGAGGCAAATGTAAAACTAGCATTAAAGATTAAAAAGCTAAAAGAAAACCTGCCCGATTTCGATAAGTATTTCGAGGGCATACCAGAGGAGAGAATACAATTTTTTATTAATAACCAAATGAGCGCATTTTTAAAAATGGAACGCGCTACACTAAAAAAGCAAAAAGATTATGAGCAAGCAAATGCCAAAATTAGAGAAACAAAGAAAACCGCTAAACAAGCAAGTTTTGAGGAAACGGGTATCCGAGTTAGAGACAAGGCTATCAAATCTTCACTCCCTAGTTAAAGATATAGCACACAATCAAGAGGCAATAGTAACCGCCTTATCGTCTAACGAGATTAAAGACGTAGACGAGGATCAAAGCTCTGGAGTATGAATTACGACCTAATAGATAATATCGAAGTCGACGGCATAGATACAAACGACTATCCCGACTTTTGCGACGCTTTTATAGTCTCTGCAGACTACGACGGCGAGGCAATGACAGAGGAGCAGCTAGAGGCTTTAAACGAGGACTACAGCTTTGTCCACGACTGCGTATATACACATCTTTTTTAAATGAGCATACCCGTAATATTTGAAAACCCCCACGATTTTTTTGAGGAGGCTACAAAACAAAACTATACAGATGCACACGATTTATTCTACCGCAGTATGGTAGAGTATTTACTAGACGAGTCGATACAGTATGTATGTACGTTTATTTATAACGATTACGACAAGTATTTATTCGAGCCACAATCTGAGGACGACGAGATAATACTCTCCAGAGATGCGCTGCTATACTTTGAATATATCGAGGAGTACGAAACCTGTCAATTAATATTTGAGGTTTTAAACGAATAAATTTGGAGCGTATATATAAAAAGCTTTACATTTACAAAAAACAATAACAAAACTATGAATTTAAAAGATACACTAGACAGACTCTTCGACAAAGACCTAGATTTAACTCACGAGCAAAGAGATAAGATAATTACAATTATAGGCGATCATTCTCAATACGAATGGAGCGCAGGATTCAAACAAGCTAAAGAGCAAAGATAATGAACTGGACTCTACAAATAGCTTTCCATTATCCGCACGATCGTTTCCTAGTTGGTTGGGAGTATATGGCAAAAAACAAAGAGTACAACTACACAACAATAAAGCTGTATTTATTTATAGTAACATTAACCCTAGATATTTAAACCATGAGAAAATATATACATAGACTACTCGTAAAAAATTCAATAGTACCTTATAAAACAATCACATTAAAAACGGGCGTAATTGTAGACCACTACAGAGACGGACTCGTAGATGTAACCTCTTAATTTTTAGTTTTGTTTAATTTTGTTTTAGTTTGCCCTGCCTTAATTGGTGGGGTTTTTTTAAAATAAATATAATTTATATAATATGAAAGCAACAGAAAAAGCAAAGGAGTTAGTAGATAGATTTAAGGGTGTTACAAGACCGTTCTCAAAAAGACTTACACTAAAAGTATACATACACCCTGAACACGCTAAACAATCTGCATTAATTTGTGTAGATGAAATGTTAAGAGAAATACCAAAGAGATTTGATAGTGAGGAGAGATATTGGATAGAAGTTAAAAAAGAAATCTCAAGACTATAAGAAACAATATATATTATAATTCGTTTATATAATAGTACTAATACTAATAGTTAGTACCTATTAGATATGAATAAATTATCCAAAGGCAACGGAGGCTGGTCTACAAAAGCCAAAGGGATCGATCGCCGTAAAAACCCATTTAAAGCCCTTATAACAGAGGCAACCTCTCAAGAGAACTTTATAGCCGTCTTTCAAACGTTAGAGGCAAGCGCGATGTCTGGAGACGTTCAGAGCGCAAAGCTCTACCTAGAGTATACAGTCGGAAAACCAATGCAAAGCGTAGATATAACCTCCGACGGTGGCAGCGTAAACATTCCGACGATTTCTTTTACCTCAGCTATTGACGTAACACCAGAGAATGAGTAACATAAACCTCAGCGAAAAATTTGCGCCCTTGTTTGATATTCCCGACGGCGTGGATACCTTTATCATAACAGGTGGCAGATTCTCACAGAAATCATTTGCGACGTCTCTAAGCGCTTTAAATAGTTGCACGAAGTATGGGCATCGAATACTCTACAGCAGGTATACAAACGCCTCTTTAAAGGATTCTATCTTTGCAGAGGTAGAGGAGAAAATCGAGCTTATGAATCTGGAGGACTCTTTCGAGTCGCAGCAAAATAGGATCGTCTCAAAATTCAATAAGAGCAAAATAGTCTTTAAAGGATTAAAGGCAGGCTCTTCTGTGCAAACTGCAAACCTCAAGGGATTAAAAGATTTCTCTATGTTAATACTAGACGAGGCGGAGGAGATGCAAGACGAGGCGATCTACGACAAGATAGTGTTATCGATTAGAGGGAACGACGCAAGCAATCCAAACCGAAATATAAAGGTCTTAATATTAAACCCTACGAGTAAGGAGCATTTTATATATATGAAGTACTACGAGAGTAGAGGCGTTCAAGAGGGATTTAACGGAGTCAAAGATAACGTCTGTTATATACATACCTCTTACCTCGATTGTCTAGAGTTTGTACCCGACGAGATACTAGACTATTTCGAGGATATGAAAGTAAGCAATCCGATAAAATACAATCACGTTGTTTTAGGCTCTTGGCTCTCAAAAGCGGAGGGAGTCGTTTATACTAACTGGCGCTTTGGCGAATTTAACCCCGACGGGTTACAGGTTATTTACGGGCAGGATTACGGATTCACAGACCCGACAACCTTAGTGGCTATTGCCATAGATAAAAAGCGAAAGATAATCTACGCAAAGGAGGAGCTATACAAATCGAAGATAACCATCTCCGAGATATACGCAATCAATAGACAGAGAGCAGGGCGTAGTCTTATTATAGCAGATAGCGCGAGCGCAGGAACTATCGCAGAGCTGCAAAAGCTAGGTCTTAATATTAGAGGCGCAAAGAAAGGCGCAGGTAGTATCGCGGCAGGTGTGGCACTTATTCAAGACTACGAGCTTGTAGTACACCCAGACTCTACTAATATGGCAAAGGAATTAAACAACTACGTATATACAGACAAGGGCGCAAATGTATTTTCTGCGATGTACGACCATAGTTTAGACGCACTCAGATACGGCGTTTCTCATTTGCTTGCTAATCGTGGCAAAATAGAAATAAGGTAAAGAAACAATACTAAGCAAAAATCGTTTTTATTATATGACAGAGACTATTAAAATTAGTGTACCCGAAAATATCGCAGATATTACTCTAGACCAATAC